CGAATGTCTAGAAGATCTTCTATAATCTCTCTACGATTAGGAGCAGACAGTTGCATAAAAGGCACAAAAGATGCACTACCTAATATAACTATTTGAGTAAATGACTTATAATTTAATTTTAAAATATTTTGTTCTAAATGTTTCTGTTGATCATTAACATGAGAATCTTGATTCTGCATCTCACCATTCATCCAAATCTCAAATAGACTTGGTTTCATGCCACGAATAATTTTATATTTATTTCTACCTATACTAAATTCTACTTGAACTACACAATCCTTTTCATTGATACTATTAATAAGTTGTGATTTATTTACTTTCCTAAAAGACTTATTAAATAAAGCAAATATAATTGCTTCTATTATTGTACTCTTACCAGCACCATTCTGACCTACTATAAGAGTAGTATCATTATCAGAAAGATTTATATTGATTGGAGTATTACCAGATGCTAAAAAGTTTTTATAACTAATATTCTCAAATAAAATCATGTTTAAAATCACTCATTGGAATTACAAAGTCATCTGATGAAACTATGGTATAGTTGTAACCAAAATTTTCACAAGCAGCTATTGCCTGTTCAGCTTCAATCTCATATACCGACATGTTAGGACAACCATCTGCTTCTAACAGATCAACATATCGTTTAGCATCATCTTCTTCTTCAAATATCTGAAGAATTCTAGTACCGTCCTTTCTTTCAACGGCATAAGCTCCATCATTCTCCTTATTCTTGATAGTGAGAATGAACATTACTGTGCCTCGCAAGCTTCTAAGTAAATAGACTTCATTATACTCTTTAATTCTGGTTTGTCAAGCTGATCGTCCATTTGTTCTATATACTTATTTAGAATTGTCAACGTATCTTCATGTTCTACACCTTCCACTTCATCCTGATCCATTACAGTATCATCAATAATCTTTAGATCATGAATACCAGCATCATATAATCTTTCAACTATTCTATCAAGCCAAATTGAATTCTTTTTATTAACAACAATTAGTTTCACATAACAATCCTTATATTCTAAAGGATCAAAATTATTATTATCCCATCTATCTTCATCATAGAATATTTTTTTAAATATACTATAAGGATTCTCAATAAACTTTAAGTTTAATGTAGATGGTTCAAATAAATGAAACCCTCTCTTAGAACCACAATCATTCCAAAACATTTCATAAGGATTACCAAGATATCTTACATTGCCCTTTTCAGATGGAAAATGAAAGTGTCCTGAATATACTCTTTTAAATTTTGAAAATACTTTTCTATCCCATCCACCTTGAAAGAAATGGCCTGGAATAGCAGCGAAACCATTTAGTTCTAAATGTCCACAAACTATCTCTGAATCTGTTTTATTTAAATGTTGTTTAACTTTATCTTCATTCTCACTATTAATCCAAGGAAGCATTGTAATTTTTGTTCCTTCTAATTCTATATCAGTTACTTCATTATAAGTATGAATATTATCAAAACTATCTAATAACAAATCTGGTGTATTTACTTTATTAGTATTTTTATAATATGCAGTATGATTTCCAACTAGCATATGAACTTCAATACCCATATCAGCAAGTACTTGAAAATATTGAGTCTTCATTCTATACCAAGAATTAAGATCCATTGATTTTCTATTATCGAATGTATCTCCAAGATCTATGATAGTTTTAATCTTACGTTTTTTTAACGTAGGAAAAAATACATTATCATAGAACTTCATAAAAAACTCCCAGAAAGCCTGAGAGTTTTTTCTACCATCCAAATGCTGATCAGTGATCAGTGCTAATGTCATAACGTAACGGTGCCATCGGTTCCAGTGTTTATAGTGATCTGATCACTACCCATCCCTGATGAAAGAATAGATCCTTCACCAACTGTAACAGTACCCTCAGTTGTATCTATTGATATGTTCTCTGGAATTACACCAGGCGCAAAATCAGATATATCAACTCCAGGCATTTCACCTGTAATTACTACAGGCATTGGTTCTGATGGTTTATGATCTTTCATACCACCATGATTTCCATCATGAGGAAGTTTACCGAAGGCCAAATATTCAACAGCTTGAATAGATCCTTCCAATCTCTCCAAATCAGTATTCAACTTTAACCATTTCTCATGTGATAGTCTAACTTTTTCCTGTTCCTCTTCAAGTTGAACAACTCTTTTAGTAAATCGTTGTAGCAACTGTTCGTAGTTTTCTGTTGGTTTCATAACATTCTCCTCTGGTTCTAGGTTTCCATGTTTCATCGATTACGAATCTCTAATGTTTCCTTGATGCTATTCATGTCTGAAGCGTTGTAACCAACTGCGCTGGTATCAGCACTAAAGACTTCATCAAATCCAGACTTTTCCAACAATTTATTCTTTATATCCAACTGCTTTTTTTCCTTTTGAATACGTCTTAAAAAGGCGTAGTATATGATTTGGGTAAAATAAGCAAAGGGATTAGTAGACTTTGATGGATCAAAGTTGTCAATATACTGTAAGCAATTTTCAATACCATCACAAATCATATCATCTTTGAACATGTAGTTAACAAAGTTTGGTCGATATGATAGATGAGTAGCAATCTTTAAAAAGCATTCACCAATATAATCTGGCACTTTTGGATGTGGTTTACCCTCATCCGCACATGCATGAACTTCCTTACGATAAATGACTAGAGCTTCGAGAAACTCTTTGTTATTAACATAATGTTCCTTTTTCTTAGCCATATATTTCAGGTTGTCTAAACTATATTATACTACAAAATGAACACAAGTGCAAGTGGGGCCACTTGACAAATGTTCAAAGATTATTTAGACTAACTCTGCCAGGGTTCAGAACAAGTACTAGCTATTTAATTTAAATATCTTTTCTAGACTATCTCTAGCATCTTCAACATTACCTAGATTTCCATCTTCCTTATCAAGATTTACTTGATTAGCTCTATTAATATTTTCTGTAGCGTTATAATACTTTTTTAATGTTTGGTTATATAATCTTCTAATTCTATCCTCGCACTCGGTCACAGCATAAACTTTATCATTATTTAAAAAACAAACTTCATCCTTAGAAAATTTCATCCAAGGAATTAAATCAACTTTAAACATATCTCCCTGCGGAGTTGTTATAACATGGGACTTTACTAGAAATGGGCTATCAACTACAAATCCACCTTCCTGTTCTCTTACTAATATTTTGCCAATAAGTTCTTCACCACCTATGAGTTTGACCATTCCTGTAAATTCTTGTCTTGGTTCTTCGTTACTCATCTTTCCGAAAATTAACTGGAATAATTTCATAATTAAATTTTTCTTGAGAATAAATTTTTATCCTTTCAATCAAATGATTTAGGGTATAATTTTTTGTGTCACCATCACTAAAGTCATCTGCAATATCATACAGAGTAGCAGTTATTTTATCGTTTCCTTTTCTAAGGACTCTACCGATGGATTGGAGGTTTCTAATTCTTGATTTACTGGGGCTAGCAAAGATAACACTGTGCAACCGCTTAATGTTAATCCCAGTACTGAAAGTGCCATAACTCGCAACAATGATCGCATCTTCCTCTTTCTCCGTGACGTATCGAACATATTCTCTTTCATCAGCAGCAACACCACCGAAGATAAAGAAAACCTTACGATTTTTATGTACACTACTATTTATTAATTCATAAAGTGGCTGACCGTGCTTCTCCACTCTGGAAAATAGTATCAGAGTGTTACCATTCTGACTTATAGCAAGATTTTTAATAAAGTTATTTCTTTTTTCTAAACCACAAATATGTTCAATCTCATCATTATAGGTATCAAATGATTCTTTTTTGTGTTGTAGTAAAAGAATATTAATCTTTAAAGTAGATAAGTATCCCTTATCAATAAGACTTTTAGTTTTAACCACTCTATCAACTGTACCAAACAATCCTTCAAGAACTAATTTGTTTACATTTTCACCATCTAGTGTTCCTGTAAAACCAATTCTATGTTTACAGTTATGTAATTTAGTCATAATACTGGTAAGAGATTTAGCTTTAAATTGATGTGCTTCATCTCCTATAACACAGTCAAATTTCTCAAACCACTTCTTAGGCATTTTGTATATGGACTGCCAAGTTGTAACTATTACTGGTTTGGATGATATCTTTTCTTCGCCTGCATATATCTTATGACAATAATCTTTGGAACTCCATCCATATTCTTTAAAATCTCCAACTAATTGTTCTACTAAAGATGTGGTAGGAACTACAATCAAAACTTTTGATCCACTATCAACAAACCATCTAACAATTGCATATATCATTAAAGACTTACCAGATGCAGTTGGTGATAGTAATAACTTACGATTCCATCTTAGCGCTTTATAGATTGCTGCAAGCTGATAATCTCTCACCTGCAATGGTATCTTTAAACTTTTTACAAAATCATGAACCGCTCCTGGCGTTATAGTTTTATTCTTTTCATTAGGAGAACCATAATCCTCGTGTTCTATATCTTCATAAGAGTATCCTCTATTATCCAACCAGTCAGTTAAGTAACTGTATAACCCACAATAAATCTGTCCATTAACAGGACTGAATAATTTTATCTTACCATCCCATATTCTCTTTTTATATTGCGGCATAAATTTTGCACCAGGCACATCGAAACTAAAATATTCCGATAACTCATATTTTATATGAGTCTCACAATCCACTGAAAGATATACTTCATTCTTTTTTTGGATTTTGACCTGTGACATTAGACACTACCTTGCATGAATTTTTGCCATTCAATGCTATTCTTTATCTGGAATGTTCTATTGTTTAATTGTTGAATGATCTTTTCCAGTAAGAAAATCATCTCATCATAATAATTTATACGAGTTACTACAATTTGTATTTCCTTATCTGATTCTATGTACATCGGAACATCTTGTTTCAGTACCTTTAAATCAAAAGGTTGTTCTTGATATACAGATGCATCTGCTTTACCAGTATAGTATTCAAACTTTTCTCTAATTAAAAGTTTGTACTCTTGTTCCTTTCTAATTTTTAAACATCTAA